TGGTCGAATGCCTGGGTAAGCTACCTGGTCAATTCGCCTGGTTAATTTCTCTTGTCCAGGGAACAACCAGGAATGAATTAATTTAGTCTTAGATTAAGGTAGTCTTATAATTGATTAAGATAGTCTTATGCCTGGTTAATCTTCCTGGCTATCTAACAGGGTATTAATCTTTTCCTCTATATCTGCTTCTATGTCCGTGCTTGCTCGTGCTTCTTTTGTCTCTACTACATCACTAAACAATGCCACACTTTTGCCTAACAGCTCTAATGCTCTAATTTTAGATGCTGACGTATCTGCTTCAGTAGATTCTTTATATAGTCTCTCAAGAACGTAACTCCTTGTCCGTATGCTTGAAGCAACTGCATGATCCTCCTTCCTCTCTAATGCCTTCCTGATACTTTGGGTTATCTTAGGGTTAGTGCTAAGTAGTCTACTGGCTTCTACTTCTACCCATTTAGGTATGCTTCCATTCTTGTTAGGCTTAACATCATAGCTATTGAAGTAGGCTTCTTTATATGTGGGGTAAGTCCCTTTAACAATTGCATCAACGAATTTTCTTTGTTTAATTGTTAGGTCGTCTTCCTTCCCAACAATTTTGAGACTGGTTTTTTTATTTTCCTTCATGCTTGCATTATGTTCCTTTTTCCCTGGTTATGTAATGCTCACATTATGCTAGCTATTATGGTGTGTTCCTGTATTATTAAATATTCAATTAAACCAATGGAGGTTTTATAGAGTAGAACAAGATAGTGCTTCAGGTCGTGACAGGGCTTAACTGAAGATGAGGGTCTCAAGAATTACCCACGAAGATAGAAGTAAAGCTTCAAAACAAAATGCGTACCCAAAGAACCAACACAATCTAAGTTGGGGAGGCGTTAACGATAATCGGACAGTAGTGACATCCTCCAATGTCCTAACAGGTGGCTTCTGTTAGCTGAATGAGTGAGGTAATAAATTTATGTGGTCAATGCCTACGAATATAAAACGTGCATTGTTAAGACAAATCTAAGTTTATTGCCTCTAGCCAATTTTAAAAACGAAACAGACTGGAGGGTCTATATTATGAATAAAGAAAAAACGAAAACTATAAGTATAAAATTATCCCCATTGGATTTATTGCATTACAGACTTTGTGCAAGATTTAGAGACTTGGATTATAGTCTTTATGCTTTTATGATTAATGAGGTTACAAGGGTTCTAGCAGAAATGCCTGAAGATATTCTTGAGCAACTTGTTGAATCTGATTTTCTTGTCTCTAAAAAAGATGAGGATGAAATAGAAGCGAGGGAAATATGAGTGAGTTTTATGAAAATCATTTAGAAAATGTTAATAGTGGATTATTTTTACAGTTAGAGGGAAGTGTAGGCAGATACTATGTGAATAACTTTTTAGATACTGGGATTTTTAAACCTAGTGGAGAGGAAGGCAATACCATTGTAGATGGTTATAACAGAACAATAACACTTCATAAATTCATAGTTGATTATGAAAGAATTAATCAGTTGTATGATGAAGATTGGGAATTTATGGAAGAACTAGAAGCGAGGGAAATATGAAAATAGTACACCATGAAAATGGCAGTATTACTGCTAGTGTATCAATTCCAAAAGAACTTGAAGAAGCGATTGAGGAAGAAGCGAACACTTATAGGGATGCAGTTGACTTGAATGAGATTTTTACAGAATCTGAAATAACTCTTATCCAGGGAGCGTTAGAAAATTTCTTTCCAAAGTTTAAAGGTTTACCTGACGAGATTCAGCGAACTGAAGAACTGGAGGAACTGATTCAATTCATAGAGGAGTCTTGCTAATGGAAATATTTAATATTTATTGGCATGACGGCTGTGGCAATCGTGACTATGTAGCTACTACTAACAATTTAGATAAATGGTTAGTAGACCATAATGAATGGAGAGTAGCAGAAGGCAACGAGCCTGAAAGCCTTGATGATTTTGAAATTGAGGAAGCTTATGCTTGTATTTATGAGGAGAAAACCTAATGAGAAATATATCTAGGGTTATTGCTTCTGCGTTTAGAGATAGGAGAACTAAAACTATTTCCAACACACATACAGATGAGTTTGGATATTATCTGCATGGTCATAAAATCGCTAATTGGGATAACGACCATAACGGAAAGATATTATCTTTTTCTTTGTGTGGATGGACAACAAGGACAACCAGGGAAAGATTAAATTCCCTGTTTGAAATTCTTTCTTATCCTATTTCAATTCAGCAAAAGAACTACAACCAGGTTTTAAATTTTAAAGATAAAAGCCTGGTTATAGATTCTGATACTGCAATTAATTATCACGTTGACTTGGATTGTATAACTTTTGGAAGTGGGGATATTTCACTTGCTAAATACGAAGCTATCCAGGAAGGATGGTTAGATAAATAGAGGAGGAAATTAATGCTACTCTTAACGGAGTAGCATTTTTTTTGTTTCTTTTTTTTTGTATTTTTTTTTATTATTTTTTTTATTTTTAAAATTGTTTGAGATAGTCGTTGAATAAGATAGTCCACGAATTAACGTGCTGAAGAGAATCCTAATTATAGGGTTCAAGAAACTAATTATCGAAAAAAAAATATTAATAAGGAGAAAGGCTAATGGCTAGAAATTTAATTGAAAAAGATATTATCGACACAGGTGTAAGAATTACACTTGAAAGAAATTATTACAAAAAATGGAACAAGTCCTCGGTCAAAAGAATGTTGACTGCTTTAGACATAGCAAAAGAATTTCAATTAGAGGATTTTGAAGATTGGGAGGGAAACAGGGCAATGTTGAGAAATTTTTTACATTTTAAATAAGGCATTCAATATTGTTTATTAAACCAACTGAAGAGTATTTGAAACAATACGAAAGAAATTAAATAGAGGTATCTCTAGCCTGTAAAAAGGTTTTCTATTGGTGTTAGCATTTCTGCTAACTTAACTATAATTATTTCATGGAGGTAAAATGAAATATAAACCTAGTGAAGCGTTGTATATGATGCAATGCGAAATAAAGGCTAACAATACGCCATTCCTTTTAGGAGGAACTGGTATTGGAAAGTCTGCAATAGTCGAAGAGGTGCGAGACATCTTGGCTGAAGGAAGAAAAGTGGTTACAGATAAAGTCAATCCAACTGCAAAAGAATATGGTTGGATAGATTTTAGAAGTAGTTTGTATGAGTCTTATGACCTATCAGGCATTCCTTATATTGAGGAAGGCAAACAGAAGAGAGCCTTTTTAGGTAATCTTCCTGTTAGTGGAGAAGGTATGCTTTTCCTGGATGAATTTGGGCAGTCTCACCATTCAATGCAAACTGTTCTATCTCAACTTATGTATGAGAAAAGAATAGGAGATTATGAATTACCAACTCCTGAAAATGGAAAAGGTAATTGGGTAATTGTTTGTGCTTCCAATAAGGCTAGCGATAGGGCGGGGTCTAATAAGATTCCTTCTCATTGCTATTCCAGGTGTGCAATGATTGAGTTCGTTCACGATTCTAACGACTGGTTCAATTGGGCAGTCAAGAATGATGTTCATCCTGACATTTTAGGATTCTTAAATTATCAGCCTAACTGGTTGAATGTTTTTGATCCTAAAGTCATTGCTCCTCAGCCTTGCCCTCGTTCCTGGACAAGATTGTCTAGCACTTTAAAGACTAATCCTGAAAATTCATTTATACAGAAATTCGCAGACATTAATGTAGGCGAAACTGCATCAATTGAATTTGCATCTTTCTTGCAACTCAAAGAAGATGTTCCTGACTTGCAAAAAATTTGTGAGGGGAAAATTGATTCTCCTGAAAAGGCTAAGGATAAGAAAAAACAGAACGGAATATATTTTGCTACAGTCGTTGCGCTGATAACTGTAATTAAAGAAGTTAGCGATTCTTTGGTTGAAAGTTATTTTGAAAATGCTCTGAAATATATAGAGCAATTTCCAACTCCTGAATACGAAGTATTTTTTGTTCGTTCTCTAATCAATGCAAGAACTGAACTTGTTGAAACAACAACTTTCAATGAGTTCAAAGTTAAGCATCAAGACTTAGAGGTATAAAATTATGGAGGGCAGAAATGCCCTCCGTTTTTTTCTGTATATGGAATTAACCATACTGAAGAGCGACCTGTTCATTTATGGGTCATGCGAAACAGATTATTAATAATATAGACTGGAGGGTTTATGAATAAAAATAATAAAAACCTTTTATCTAAACAAGCATTACTGGTTAGTTTAACTGTTAAACATCCTAGTGGTATTAAGGTAGATAAAAGTTTACGAGAAGGGTTAGAAAGTAACGTAGGTGCAGATGAAAGAACATTGCACGTTTCTAAGCATATGTACGGAGAGAATATTAATAAGATATTCAGACGTATAACGAATAGGATTCGTAGAGAATACTATTATGCTTTAACTGTTCCCTGGAGCGATAGTGAATCGGATTCTGATTCAACTAGCACTAGTGGGTGGAGATTGTGTCCAAGTACACAATTAGATTTGCTAGACGAGAAAATGCAAGAAGCTAAAGATGATTTTTTTGAGGAAGCAGAAAGTTTTCTTGAAAATTATGATTCTTTTGTTTCTGTAGCTGAAAGAAAATTAGGCTCTGCATTTAATGAAGAAGATTATCCTGACGTTGAAAAACTTAGAAGCAAATTTGTTT